ACCACCGGAAACGTTGCAGGTCAAGTTTTGGTTAACTGGTTTGAACAGCAATAACAAATTAAATTTAAATAGGAGTTTAAAATGGCTAGAAAAAAAGCATTTGTTGATAAATATTTATCATCATTTATTTCAAAAAAGTTATTGGTTTGGATTGTCGCAACAATCGTATTTTTAACAACCGGCAATCTTAAATCAGGAGACTGGCTTGTGATCTCTGCTATTTATATTGGTGGACAATCTGTTATTGATGCGGTGAAAGCAATGAAAGGTTCGACCAATGTTACAACGAAAGTTGAAACAGCAGTAAAAACAATCTTGTCCGACAAGGACAAGAAAGATGAGAAAGGAAAAGTTCCCCTTTCCGATACAACAGGCGATACGGTGACAAAATGAATGAGATTTGGGCAGAGATTAAAAGAAAATGGACAGAATCCAAATACTTTATAGCAATTGTCTTTGTTTTCTTGACAGTTGCTCTTTTTCTTTTAGTATCCAGTGACGGTCAAAAAAGACTAAGACAAATTATAAGATCTTTGCAGAAAAGAAGAGAAGATGAATTGTACGAGATCCAGCAAAAGCAAGATCAAAAACAAAAAGAAAAGAAAGAACTAGAAAAGAAGCACGAAAAGATCTTGGAAGAAATTGGAAAAGAATACAAGATTGGAAAAGAAAACGCCAAGAAAGAATATGACAAGAAAGTTAAAAAGATCTTGAAACAAACAAAGAAAGATCCATCCCAGTTGTCCAAGAGATTGGCAGACGAATTTGGCCTTGATTATAAGGAGGGAGAATGATCACCTTTAAACGCATTTTAAGCACCATTCTAGCCACTTTCATCACAATTTCGCCCTGCTATGCCAATAAGTCCACAAGGCTTCAAAAAGGGGCAAAAGCGCCCTTCTCTGGAACGCTCTTGGATGATGAAGCGGTGGCAAAGATTTTAGCAAAACAAGATTACTTGAAAAAAAGCTTGAAGCTGGATTGTTCTTATCAGAAACAAAAAGAAAAAGCAAAGCTTCAATTGAAGATTGATCAGTGCAAAGTAGACTTCAAGATTGAAAAAGAATTGAGAAAAAACTTAAGAAAGATTGATCAAGAAGAGATTACAAGATTAAGAAAGATTGCAAAGCCGCAAAACAATTGGACACCTCTTTGGATCACAATTGGCTTTGTTGCCGGAGCAGGAACAACAATTTTAATTCTTTATGGGATAAATCAGGTGAATAAATGAAAGACCAAAATTACGTTGTGAAAATGGAGAAAGCAATCTCCGAAAAATGGGGTGCAGAGGCAGTTCAAAACCCAAAAGCAGGCTGGGATCAAGAAAAAGAAAAAGAATATCTTGAACAATTGAAAGAAAAGGAAAAAAGAAAGAGAGATTTAGAGAAGAAAGCGAAACAAAACCTCTCAAAAGTAGCAAGAGTTTGTTCAACTTGTGAACAAACAAAGATTGGCTCAAGACACGATGTTTATTTCACAAAGTTTTCCTGCTGTTTTGATTGTTATGTACAGTGGATTGAAGGCAGAGAACAAAGATGGAAGGAAGGTTGGAGACCAGACAAAAAATAGTCTTTTAACCTTCTAATTACTATTTATTACAAACAAATTGTTTTATTGGAGATTTAAATATGTCAGAAATGTTAGCAGTAGTTAGAGGAATTTCCCAAGTATTGGCAAATACCTATCACGGCGCTTACGATCCTAGAACTGGTGAGAAAATTAAAGTGGGCTTGAAACGAGATCAAGAAGTTCCCCATACAGAGCATCAACTTTTGGACGGCTTTAAAGTTCGTTTTCACGGAAATAAAATGGTCATCACTTATCAAGCTGATGTCGATCTGAAGCATATTCATAGTTGTGACTACGAACAAGAAGTAGAAGAGATTTATGCTAATATTGTCAAATATCTTCAAACAGAATATAAAAAACACACTGGTCGTTCCCTTCGTTTGACCGAAGAAGGTGAGTGTGACATTCTTATGCAGTCGGTCTCTAGAAAAAGAAACTTTGTTCAATGTGTCAAGCATTACAAGATTAACAATATCAAGGGAGAGCCTAACCCCTACGATGCTGGTGAAGACCTCGTAAGAGATGCAACCAAAAGATTTATCGCCTTGGGTAAAAACAACACTCCATTTTAAGGATTGAAATGTCTAAAAATGCTGCAAGAATCTCAAAGAAACAAATTAAAGCGGAAATTCTCAAATCAGGCAGAGATCCGGTTTATTTTATCAACAATTACGTAAAAACTGTCCACCCAGTTCGTGGCGCAGTCCCTTTCAAAACTTACCCTTTTCAAACAGAGCTTTTAAAAGAATTTCAAAACAATCGCTACAACATTATCCTTAAAGCAAGACAGTTGGGCATCTCTACTTTGAGTGCATCCTATATTCTTTGGATGATGTTGTTTTCTCAAAACAAAAACATTCTTGTTATTGCAACAAAACTTCAAACAGCAGGGAACTTGGTTAGAAAAGTCAAGCAAATGATGAATTCTCTTCCTAGTTGGATGAGGATTGCATCGATCAAGATTGATAACCGAACTTCTTTTGAACTTTCAAACGGCTCACAAATCAAAGCATCTGCGACTTCTGCTGATGCAGGTCGTTCAGAGGCTCTTTCTCTTTTGGTTATTGATGAGGCCGCTCACATTGAGAACATGGACGAGCTTTGGGCTGGTCTTTATCCTACAATTTCAACCGGTGGTCGCGTTATTGCACTTTCTTCTCCAATGGGTGTTGGGAACTGGTTCCATAAAATGTGCGTTGGAGCAGAAAATAGTGAAAACGACTTCTTTTTGACCACTTTGCCTTGGGATGTTCACCCCGAAAGGGATGATAACTGGTTCAAAAAGGAAACAAACAACCTCCCTCAAAGGAAAATTGCACAAGAATACCTTTGTTCTTTCAACGCTTCCGGTGAAACCGTTGTTCACGCCGACGATCTTACTTATTATGAGAAGAAAGTGGCAGTTCCAAAGTACAAGTCCGGATTTGATCGGAACTATTGGATCTGGAAAGAAGCAGAAAAAGGTAAAAACTACCTCATTTCAGCAGATGTTGCAAGGGGTGACGGAAGAGATCACTCTGCTTTCCATGTTATTGACGTTGAAGAGATGGATATCGTAGCAGAATACTGCGGGAAGCCTTCAATCGACCTTTTTGCCACTTTTTTACAAGATGTCGCAAGAGAATATGGAAATCCTCTTATGGTTGTCGAAAATAACAACATTGGATACGCAGTTTTAGAGAAATTAATCGAAGCGGGGTATCCAAATCTCTACTTTTCGATCAAAGGGACAGGAGAGTATATTGATTCTTTCACTGCCGAGACAAGAACCGGCTCTGTACCCGGTTTTTCAACTTCTCACAAGACCAGACCTCTGATTATTGCAAAGTTGGAAGAATTCATCAGAAATAAACTACTTAATATCAAGTCAAATCGCCTTGTGCAAGAGTTGAGAACGTTTGTTTGGAACAATGGTCGACCAGAGGCAATGAAAGGTTACAACGATGACCTTACAATGTCTTTGGCGATTGCCTGCTGGGTTAGAGACACTGCCATTGTGCAAGGAAGAAGAAATGATGACTTTAAAAGAGCCTTGATTGGTGGAATTATGTCAACAAGATCCGGATTAGATGTTAGAGTTCCGGGCCAAAAAGACTATAATAGAAGTGCAGATCTGCAAAGAAAAGCAAGACAAGCTGCGAAACAACAAGAACAATTTAGCTGGGTATACAAAGGATAAAAAATGGCTGCTCCGAAAAATGATAAAGGTAACAGAAACCCTAATTCTAATCTTTTCCAAAGATTGACTAGGCTTTTCTCTGGTCCGATTGTTAATTATCGCTCTCAAACCTATCGAAAAGAGCGAAGAAGGCAGATGGATAAGTACAACTTTACGTCTGCTTCTGGTAAGCAATTCAAAAAATCTATTCACGATCCATTCGCCAATACAACCTACAATTATGTTGCATCCCAAGGGCGAGCAGAAAGATACGCAGACTTCGAGCAAATGGAGTATATGCCAGAGATCGCGTCAGCCATTGATATTTACGCAGATGAAATGACAACTTCTACCTTCATCAACAATCTTTTAACAATTGACACTAGGAATCAAGAGATTAAACATATTCTAGAAGAACTTTATATGGACATTTTGAATGTTGAGTTTAATCTTTTTGGATGGTGTCGTTCGATGTGCAAGTTTGGAGACTTCTTTCTTTATTTAGACATCGAAGAAGGAAAAGGTATCACAAATGCCATTGGACTTCCAACGCACGAGCTTGAAAGGTTGGAAGGTTTGGATAAAACAAATCCAAACTATATTCAATACCAGTGGAACTCGGGTGGTTTAACTTTTGAAAACTGGCAAGTTGCTCATTTCCGAATCTTAGGAAATGATAAATATTCTCCCTATGGAACTTCTGTTTTGGAACCAGCGAGAAGGATTTGGCGACAATTAACCCTGATCGAAGACGCAATGATGGCTTATCGCATTGTTCGCTCTCCGGAAAGAAGGATCTTCAAGATTGAAGTTGGTAACATTCCTCCACAGGAAGTGGAACAGTATGTCCAAAGGGTTATGACTCAAATGAAGAGGAATCAAGTCATTGATCCTGATACTGGCCGTGTTGACCTTCGCTATAACCCTCTTTCTGTTGAAGAAGATTACTTCCTTCCCGTGCGAAACGGAGTAGGCTCTGACATTTCTTCTCTGGCCGGTGGGCAGTTTACCGGTGATATTGACGACGTAAAATATCTTCGTGCTAAGTTGTTTGCTGCTTTGAAAGTTCCAGAGTCTTACCTTGCCGGCGGAGAGGCTGGTGGTGAAGTCGAAAAAGGGGCTCTAGCGCAAAAAGACGTTCGCTTTGCAAGAACAATTCAAAGGCTGCAAAGATCGGTGATCTCTGAATTGGAAAAGATCGGGATCATTCATCTTCACACTTTGGGTTATAAAAATAAAGATCTTGTTTCTTTTAAGCTGCGTTTGAGCAACCCATCTAGAATTGCAGAGCTTCAGGAATTGGAATACTGGAGAACCAAGTTTGATATTGCTGCATCTGCAACTGAAACTTACTTCTCTCGTCGTTGGATTGGTGAGAATATCTTCAACCTTTCTGAGGCAGACCAGTTGAGAAACGAAAGAGAGCAGTTCTATGACCGTGTGTTTGTTTCAGAGTTGGAAAAAGTCGCAGAAGTGGCAGAAAATGAAAGAGGTGGAATTGGTCCCGCCGGCGGAGATGACCTAGTCGGAGATGCTGCCGGGACAGATGCTGGAGAATTAGACACTGGTCTAGACTTGGATCTGGGCGGGGAAGCAGAAACCCCGGCTCCCGAGACCGGCGGTGATACCGGCGGAGGAGGCGGAGAAGAGCCTATGCTGCTAGCCACTCCGGGCAAGAGAGATGACGAAGAATATAAATACGAAAAAGATGGAATGACAACAACTTCCAAATCAAAAGGAAAGTGGTATAAACCAGTCACTAGTGATAAAAGGACATCACTGGCTCCAAAAAAGAAAAACTACAAAGCAAAGTATTCAGATCGTTCCGCTAGTAGATCTAAAGAGAATATCTTTCCAGATTTTAATTCATTTGTAAGATCGAGCAGGGGGATGTATGAGGGAAAAGGATCTAATTATTCAGATGTTATAAACAACACAAGAGAAGTGGATAAGCTCTTGAAAGAATTGGAGAATAAAGATGAAAACTAAAAAGCTCAAGCATAATAAGAAAAGAAACACTGCTTTTCTTTATGAGTGTTTAGTCAGGGAAATGACAATCTCAGTATTAAACAAAGATAAAGAGAAGGCCGCAAAGATTAAAGATTGTCTTAAAGAGTTTTTCAAAAAAGGTACAAATCTGAATAGGCAATTGGATACCTATAAGACTCTTTACAATACTACCAACTGCTCTTTGAATAATGCTCATCGCCTTCTTCACGAAGCGAAAGATAAAAATTACAAGATTGATGAAAAAGAGCTTTTCAACGAGCAAACAAGATTGATCAATTTCATGAACAAAGAGTTGGGTTCTGGTATTTTCAATTACTTTCTTCCCAATTATAAAACAATCGCTTCTATTTCACAGATCTTCAATAGGGATACGAGTGTTAAAAACCGCGTTCTGTTGGAGAATGAAGTTGTTAAAGGAATGTTGAAACCAATCCAAGAAAAGAAAGAAGTTGTTACAGACAATCTTGTTTTTGATGTTTTTATGAAAAAGTTCAACGAGAAATACGGAGAAGATCTCTTCGAAGAACAAAAAGATCTGATCAAAAGATATCTTTTCTCCCTAGATGGCTCCAATTCTGAGGTTGTTCTCTTCTTGGAGCAGGAAATGGAAAAAATTGAAGCTGATCTTCGTTTGATCGAAACAAAAGAGATCAACCCACAAGTTAAAGATAAGATTTCCAAAGTAAAACAGACCCTCAAAGAGGCGGAGCAGATTGACGACAAAATGGTCCTTAAAATTCTTAAAATCCAGCAGCTTATAAGAGAGTTCAAGAATGTTTAAGATTAAAATTCAACCTCCGGGCTATCATAAAGAGATTGAAATTGAATGCATCAAGACCTTGAATGGCGATCTAATGTTTAATAGTCATCCTGAATTCGATATACATTTGGATGTGAAAAACAAAAAGGTTATCACCGTTGCAAAGCAGGAGCACGGTGCAGACGCTTATCCGATTCAAGATGAGTTTTTAAATTATCTATGTCAAAAAGGTGCAATAGATTACACGTCCATTAAAGCCGGCTATGTTCCAAACTCTTTGGGTGCGAAACTGTTAGAGCCAAAAGATGATGACTTAAATTCTTTCGATGTTGTTATTTTTCTAATCCACAAGTATCTAAAAGAAAACGAAAAGTATATTAATTTTATTGAAACTTTTGAAGATCAATATGAAGAAGATCTAACCAATCCAACACCGGAAGAGTCCACGGAGCTTGGCGAAGTTCCACACAAAGAAAGACAAGGATCAGTTCCTCCTAATAAATATTATGGATATGGTTATGGATACAGGCCCTATGTCTATGAGGGCATTGAGAAGGATAATTGATGGATTTATTTTATTTTTTGCTAGTTGGTTTTGGAATGACACAGATTTTGGTTTATGGTTTTATTTTTGATAACATTCGTCCAAAGCATCATTTTTTTCATTGTCCGATGTGCGTCGGTTTTTGGGTTGGGGTTTTTTTGTGTACAATAAATCCCTTTGTATCACTATTTAATTTTGATGTCACAATAGCAAATTGCTTTTGTTTGGGTTGTTTAAATTCAGGGACAGCATATGTTTTGTGTAATCTTTTTGGAGACTCTGGAATAAGAGTAGAAAGGAGCTAACTATGTGGATCGAAAAATGGAAATTGCAACCAGTTCGACGCTGCTGTAAAGGTAAGTAGCTCGTGCCGCTTGCGGCGGCGTTCAAAAAGTAAAAGGGACTTGTATAATGTCAAAGAAGTTGTTAACAGAGTTTTATGAATTATGCCCCAACGGGGTTTGCGAAGATATATTAACTGAGTCGGAAAAAAGAATGGTTAGGGAAAACGGTGCTCTTTTTCTTTCTGGTGTGATCCAAAGAGCAGAGCATTTGAATGGTAATGGCAGAGTTTATCCCCGACCTATCCTGCAAAGAGAAATGGAC